TACCTGTAAATACAACATACTCGTTTCCTGTAGGAGCAGCAGCATTAAGAGAAAGTTGACCGATGTATTCAGTAATAATCTCTTCTGTTAAATTTTGAGATGTACCACCTGCACCACCAGCTGCATAGTCGTACTTCATTACATTAGAGTCTTCAATCTGAGCTAATAGACCATCACCAATAATTGGAACACCTGCATGTGAGCTAGCTGTTGAACCAGGAACTGATGCTTCATAGTCATTAATTGAAGCACGACCAAACCAACGCATAACCTCAAGGTCATACATAAATTGAGCTTCTGTTTGTTGCTCTTTAGTAAAGAACCATAGTCTGTGACCATTGTGCTCTACCCATGTAACGTCTGTTAAGTCACGAGCATCAATAACTAATTTCTTACGAGAAGTAGTCAACCAGTTTTTACGAGTTTCAGGGTAAGCATAACCTTCACCTACTTCAGCTCCTAAAGAACCTTCACCGAAAGCGTTACCAATTACACCTACAACATTTTCTCCAGCATTTGCAACAGTAATATTTGTATCAATGTCATTAAGAGCTTTACCAGTAACAGATTTAAAACCTGAACCGTCAGCAATAGAAGTAACATGTAATTGTAATCCTGAAAATAAACGAATGATGTCGTTTTTGTTAATCATACATGGATTAGAAGAAGAGTCAGTAATTTTAATTGTGTGTGACTCACCTACAGTAGTTACATCTGTAGTGTAATCTTCATGTAATAATTGTTGAGCTCTGTAACGGCCCATAGACTTCCATTCGAAAGAATTGTCACCTAATACTTTTTCACCAGCACCAAAGCTTAGTTTTTCAAGTAAGTAAGTTGTAGTATATCGAGGATAAAGCTCGATTACTTTTTTAGCAATCTCTGGGTACTTAAGTAAGTTTGCTACCAGAGAATTGTCTGCCGTGTTATAAGCGGCATCATATTTAGCACTATATACCTTCATCTTTTCTGAGTGTATTAAAAATTAAAAATTGTTTTATAAACAATATATAATTACCCACCTATGAATTTTTTCGGGTCAAAGCCTTTGCTTGGAGCCTCAAAATTGTTAGAAGAACGATTACCTCTACTTGGAGAAGTAATACCATCCAGAACCTTCGATTTTCCTTGTTCTACGCCTTGCGTTTTAATCATCTTGAAAATCTTTTCCTTGTTTCGCCATAAGAAAGCGGCCTCCGCAACATTGGCATGAGACTCGAAGATGTCTTGGGCGAAATCTCCTTTGGTTATGTAACTATACAGTTGTTTCTTGTCTTTTTGAGAAACCTTACCTCCAAAGAACTCTTCTTTATTTCTTATAAAGCTTTGTAGTTCTTTGCGAGATTTTGTAGCCTTCTCTGCCTTTTGCTTTTCTGCTTGTACTTTTTCGTTTCGCAATCTATCCTTTTCATTATGGATATGCTTTGTTAATTGCTGACGAATTAAAGTTGCTTCTCTTTTTAACAATCCTGCATCTGTTAACCTATCAATAGTGTCATCAATTGCATCATCATCATACTTAGATGCTCTCATGTCTGCTATTACAAGGTCTTTATCAGATAAATCTAAATAACCATTAAGGTTTTTTATAGTGTCATTATCACTTACCTGAGGTTTCATAGCATCCTGCACTTTTGCTATAAACTCTTCTTTGCTCGTTGCCTCAATGCCTGTTTCTTTGCTAATACTTTCCCAATCCAATTCTGCTGGTGCAGGCTGTTCCTCTTTTGCCACTTCCTCTTCGACATCATCCCAATCTTCTGTTTCCTGCTCTTTCGTTTCGGCTTCAGGTTCATCAACCTTTGCTTCCACTTCGGTATTAGTTTCCACAGAGTCCCACGAAAAATCTGCATCACTTTCTGTTTCTGTTGTTTCTTCTGATGTAGCTTCTTGTGGCTGTTCTTCATCTGTCATTGTTTCAACAACCTCAGCGGTACTTTCATTTACAAACGCTGATGGGTCAAAACTTTCCTGTTTTGTTTCTTCTGAAGCATTTACAGCTTCTTCAATAATTTTGCTTTCTTCTGCCATTTTAATTGCTTTTAACTGTTTACAAATATATTACTTTTTTTATACACTTTTAGCTGACTGCATTTTTTCAGAATGCTCTGCTTCTTTTTCTTTTTGTTGAGATGTAAAGTCTGCTTTGATTTTTTCTAAATGTAATTTATTCTTTTCTCTTACATCATCTATATCTCTTTGAGCATCAGATGCTATTTCTTGCGCAGCAACTCTTGCTTCTGCATTTATTTGTGCAACTTTAATTTTACCATCTATATCCATTTGTTTAAGTTGCGCTTCTGCTTGTGTTTGTTGAGCTTGTGCTTCAGCTGCAGCTTGTTGCTGTTGCATAGCAGACTCTTGAGCCATTTGTTGTTGTTTTCGCATAGCGTCTATTCCTTGCTCTAACACAACTTGAGCTTCTGTCATGGTATCTGCTTTCATTACTTTTAATGCATCTAAAAGCGTAATAGTACCTGATTGTAATGCTGCTTGTGACATTTGCTGTACTGCTTGTTTTAACGCATCATCTTTTCCTGCGTCACCCATAAATATACCATAATCGTTTAGCGCTACTTCAGGTAATACATTTAACATTTTATAACCTGCATCTCCTAATATGTAACCTGCTTTTTTACCACCAGCCCACGATATTTTCATTAAGTTTGCTAACCTTTCAAATACTTTTTTCTTTACTTCATTGTGTGTGTAAAACCAACTACCTGTAGAAATTGATGACTGAGATACTGAACGCTGTACATTACCTACATACTCATATTGTTCAACAGCACCTTCTCTTTGTGGAGATACACCAGACACCTGACCTGCTGTTTGTTCAAGCATTAACTTTAGATTAATAAGTTGTTGTACAGAGCTTGATAATGTAAAGTCAACTTGTTGGAATTGATTAAAAGCTGCGGTATCGCCACCCTCATCTCTTGTGTTAATAGGTATAATACCATCATTCTTTAAATGGTACATTACCTCTTGCATGTCCATACCTATATTAGAAGGCATTTGTGAAACATCATATACAACAGCTTTACCACCAGAACGAGCAAGTGCAAGTTCTATATGGTACATAACAATATTATACAACATTTGTATGTGTCGCATAATATCTACTAAACTTGTTGGTTTACCTGTAGTATGATTGTATACTACACCAACGTATGATAAAGATGTGCTACCAGCATCATCTACAGACCTAACCTGATTCGGGCGTCTTCTACAATTAACCAATATTTGACCACCAATCTTTGTGCCTTCCCATATATCGTCAACACATTTTGTTTCAATAACGTCACCTTTTCTTTTTCTATATTTATCACCTACGGCTTTTTTAAATGGTTGCTCTGGGTTAAATTTATTTTCTGATATTTTAAATCTTAATGCTTTTATTGACTTCCACTCTGCTGATATAACTCTTACTTTAATTGTTTTAGAGTGGTCTATCTCAACCCAATTAAACACACCATTCCATCTATCTATATTGTCTGATGTGGTCTGACGCATTTCTTCTAAATGTCTTACATCATCTTCATCTAGTTGGTCTCTAAACTCGTCAATCACTTCATTAACTGTTAACCATCTCTCTTCACCAGCCCATTGTGCGTTATCTAAAAAGTCAGAGTCAATTGATTTATCAAATACAAATGTACGAGGGTCAACTCTTCTTACATATGGGTCACCATCTTTTACATATATCTTATAAAATTCTTTTGCTGTAACTAGTAGGTCACGCATACCTTCTCTAAACATGTGTTTAAATTGGTATTTTTGAGATAAGTAATCAAGACCATCATGTATTGATTCCTCTACAACTTCTTTGTATTGGTATCTCATGTATTGGTCTATATCGTCTGGTATAGGAAAATCTTTGTTATCCATTTCAAGCTCCATACCAAACTCTTTTTCTACATCTTGGTTTATATGTTTAAGTAATTCATTAGCTATTAAAGAAACTTTAAATTGTTCTTTTCTCAAAGCTGCATCCAAGTTTATAGCGTATACATTCTTGTCAAGAGGTCTTGATAGGTCTTCGTTACACAACAAGTCTATTTTATTACGAGTAATAGGGTAGTTAGCCATTGTTGCAGGTGACGGCATGTTATATTGCTCTGTCACATAACTATAATCATCATATTCTAAATCACCATTATACAATCTATAGTTTCTTATGTCTTTATCATAATCACTAATAGAACCTTCTGCATTATTATGTTCTAGTTGCTTAACAATAGCATCTATGTTTTGGTCGCACCAATCTATAGTTTTTTCACTATCTGGTATGAACTGCTTTGGGAAATTACTCATCTTATTAAACTTTATATGGAATTAATCTTCCGTTTTCTCTTTTATAAAACACAAAGCCTATGCCTTGCTGTGTCGCTTTTTCCATTCTTACTTGTTTGTCATATAAATCTATATCATGTATCAGACATAAACCAAATGCTATCGCCCTATCGGTGTTTCTTATACCATAAGAACCTAACTCATCTAACAAATCTATAAACCATATATCTTGACAATTTTCTTCTATATATGTTTCCATAAATTGTTCCATCACCGCCTTTGTATGTTTATTCATTTGAATACCATACCTGTTTCTATTAACAGTTTTTGGCGAATGTGCCGTAGCAGGTCTTTCTTTTAAATATTGCTTTGCCCCAGCTCTTTGAAAATACCCTATAATACCAATACGAGTAAACTCAATTAACATCTTTGCATTATAGTATACTGCTAACTTAAGACATCCGTCCCAAAATTCTTCTGCAGTATCTGGTCTTTCTGTATATTCTGCAATAGGATAATTACCTGCAATATCCATATTATAGAATCTTCTAAATATAATAGCACTACCTAAAGAACTTGTAGATGATGTATCCTGGTCATACGAGTCTATACCACCTATATCTAATCCTTTCAATTCTGTTTTTGGATGTTCTAATATTTTATAAGGTCCGTTTTTATCTAAAACAAACTTCACATCCATTCCTTCGCCTTCCCACTCAAGTCTACCACACTGTATTTGACCTTTTAAATCTTCATTACTAAGTATCTCACTTCTTTGTGCATTTATCTTTGACACATTGAAACGAGAGTTCTTTGTTTGTAAAAAAGCCTCCTCTACAGAAAGGGGGTAGTTTTGGAGCTCTAAGTTATAACCTTTTTGGTTACCAGATTTGTGAAGTTGTTCTCGCCTTTCTTTTAAAGCTTTCATTGCACCCTCATTATCTGATACACCTGTACTCATATCAAAGTATCCATGATAACACATAGACGCTGGTATAAACATTGGAATTAAATTAAATGCGTCTGCATTATAGTACATTTCCATAAAGTCTTTAGAAGCCGCCTCTATATCACCACCCGTACCACCAATAATAGGCACACCATACTGTACATCACCATCCATAAAACAAGCTTTAGATGACATGTATGCGTTTAACAACTCTTTAAACTCACCAGCCTCTTCAAATACCATTACAGATAAACGCTCACCCTTATATACTTCAGGGTTACTCATAGTACGACAGTGTATTACAGATTGAAACCCATCTGTACCCCACTTACCATCTTTGTCTTTTATTTTATAACCTGACCTTAATATCTCATCTCCTTCTTTTAAGGTTGAGTGTCTAAAGTTAGAGTGCTGATTGTTAAGACCAGCTTTTACTTTGTCAAAGAACGAAGTCGCAGTAACCTGCAATCCTGCCGCCACACCTACATGGTTAAATGGATAAAATGTGTATTCGTGTGCAAGGATACCAGAGTTCATATATGAGAACCCTTTATCACGAGCCTTAATAACAATCATACCCTTTTCATCTTCTTTGCATGTATCGAATAAGTCAAAATATGATTTATCCATATCTCGATACCATGGCGCTATAAGAGTTTTACGACTATTACCTTTTACTCCGTCGCTTCCTAAAATTTTATAGAAATTTAGATAGTAGTAATGCTTACCAGTAATAGGGTCCATGCCTTTTGGTTTGAACCCATTCTTACACCTATCTATTTGCATGTCCCAATACTCTCTAAAAGCCACGCTTTCAGGGTTAAGTTTAGGAACCCCTTCATATATTAGTGGTTGATATTTCTTTATATCACCCATTCTTTTGAGCTTGTAGTGTTTCTAGATAACTAAGCTCTCTGTTACCAGCAATCTTTGAGCGCTCTCCACGCCTTTCAATTTCATCAACGAGTTTTCTTCTTGTAGCAAGTATTTTCTCCACACCAATCATAACTTTTTGTATATCGGCTGCGTTATCAATATTAATCTTTACTTTTTCTAACAATGTTGTATACTCGTCTATCTTTTCATTAAATGCTGAAAGCTGGGCGTCCAAGGGGTCGTACTCCAGCTCTTTATATTTCTTAATCGCGTCAGCGATTTTTTTATTTTTTACGCCCTTCCACTCGTAATTATCGAATAGGTCTTTAGCTACCACACGCATCCGTTCGTCTTCTGTAAAGTGCCTATATGGAGAATCATAGTCCGCTACATAGGCTACATACATTAAACCTTTTGTACCTAAACCACTGGTTTCTATTACAGCCTTAAATTCAGGTATACCAAATATACCGTCATCTTCCACTACATCTCCTTGCTTACTAATCTTCAGTAGGTACATACACTTTGAGTTCTGTTTTCATAGTCATGATGCCGTGGTGTAAATGTGGCATTTCACCTTCTTGAAGTTCGCCATCTTCGTCTATATATTTAAACTCAATAGTGTTTAAACCCCCACCTATAACATGATAAGTATTCTTCAGGGGTATGTAACCCATGTCTAAATACTCTGTGATAATTTCTTTTTCTCTGTACTCAGTCATCTTAACCACGTTAACATAACCAAATATCTTTCCGTTTGGCATTATTTCTATAATACCATACTTTGTTTTTTGCTTGTCCATTGTTTTCATGGTGTAAAGATAATAAATTATTAACACTCCCTAATTTAAACAAAAAAAAGGACACATTTTACTGCATCCTTCTCAACCAAAAAACCAACAATGAATCAATCGTGTTGTATTATACCCCCGTCTTTCATACTTAACATCTTGTTAACTACCTTACGAGTGTCATTCTTTGTAACAGTTTCTCTGAACTTATTCTTTACGTTCTGAGCAAACTTTTTAACTTTCTTTTTAAACTTACCTTTTACTTTACCTCCGTCATTATAAAAACCCATCTTGTTTCTAACTGATGTTGGAAGCTTAGATAAACCTTTAGCGCTTGTAGGGACTGATTTCAACTTCTTCATAACTAATCGTGTTGAATGATTCCACCAGACTTATATCGGCTCTTCATAGAACCACCGCCTGCATACATTCTACCTTTTGTGCTAGAGTGCATACCACCGTGCTTATAAGACTTCATTGATTTACCTGTTTTATCTGCATACTCTTGAGCAGCCTTTTTACCTTCAGGCGTATATGCGAATTTTTTAGAACCTACCATTGGCATAATTGACATGTTTTAATATTAGTACTTGTACAAAGCTACTAAAAAAAATTTTGTGATTTTTTGAGAGCGGATGTCTTATGGTGAACACCCCGTGTAGTGCAAAACTTTTCCACACCCTACCCTTCTTTTCAAGTCCTAAAACTCTCACTCATTCTTAATAAGGTAATCGCTTCGCTCAATGTGTTTGCTCTCTCTTTCAAAACAATGTATCTGTTTGTGTGTGTCAACTACATCCTACAGCCTCTTTCTCACTCACTATCACTCATTGTATTCGTTCAGTTCCTTCGTAAGTCCTTGACTGCCAACCGTTTGTCTTAACAAACACACACAAACTCTCATCTTTCTCTATTGCTAATGCGTTGCTCTGTTTTATTTAAATGTTTGCAACGCTCTGTCCGTGGTCTGTCCACTACCCACCAAAGTTACAAAATTTATTTGACATAGTCAAGTGGTCACACTCTCGCATTCTGCTTCGGTGTGTTTTATTTAAGTGTTCGACTGCGTCAAACAACTTATCAACAACGACAAACTTTCTTCGTTCTCTTATCTAAATAGTATTAATTATAAAAACATATTATGAATTTACACTTTATTCAATTTTGTTCATTCATTTGTACTACTCGTACAACTGACCAATTAAATGCTTTACCTAAAGATGATAACAATTTCATCGACTTTCATTCTCTTTATAATAATAAAGAACTTCGCAAAGAGTTCAATAATTATTTAATAGCGTATGGATTATATCCAATAGGTACATTCGAAGAAACATTTTATCCTAATTGTAATTAACGCTTGTGCTTCGCACTCGCGTAAAGCCCACGGTGTGTGTCTGCCCATCGTGTGGCTTTTTTCTTTCTCTTTTCTAATTGGTAAAAAATTGTGTGAATCGATGCATTCACTATCATCTCAAAAACTCGGAACCCTGAAGATGATATATTAATAGGGATTTAGGTATGACTTTCAATCTACCAACCACAGAACAAGTTGCTGATGTAAAATC